AGTTTGGCAAATGAGATACGTCAAAGCGGCGAGATCAGCCCGCTAATTGTGGTACAGGATAGCGAAGGATATTACGTCTTAGAGGGCGCGCACAGGTTGGGCGCGTTGCACGAGATGGGGCAACCATCGGTGCCTGCATTAGTGATTAAAGATTTGGATAATCCCGTAGAGCCATCAGTCGATGAGTTTATTGGTAAGTTGTTAGAGGATTAAGCAATGCCAAGCACCAGCAAACGACAACGTAAATTCATGGCAGCGGCTGCTAACAATCCCGGCTTCGCCAAAAAGGCAAAGATCCCTCAGTCTGTCGCCAAAGACTTTCATGGCGCAGATAAACGGAAAAAGAAAAACAGGAGTGGTATGGTTGCCGCTCTGACATCGGAGCCGAAAGGTTATGCCTGATAACGACTACACGAACGACGGCACAATGGAAACGCCAGCCGATGCGGGCAAAGGCCTGCCGGGGGTTGTTAATCGCTGGGTGACTGAGCTTGATTTAGCCGACAAACAAGAAGCCGATTGGCGGCAACGGGCGAAAGATACGGAAGCTCGCTATCGGGATGAGAAAGTCGATTCAAGGCAACCGGGGCGTTACTCATCGGCTAATCGCTTCAACATCCTCTATTCAAACGTACAGACGATTTGCCCAACCTTGTACAACCAAAGTCCGTCACCAGATGTACGCCGCCGGTATCGTGATGCAGACCCCATCGGCAAAGAAGTCTCCGAGGTATTAGAGCGATGCCTGTCATTCACGATGGACGAGTGCGACTTCGACAGGTATATGCGCCTAGCGGTTAAAGATCAACAACTCTGCGGGCGCGGCGTCACCCGTGTCCGCTATAACCCTGCATTCGCTGATGAAACCGACGAAATGAGCGGCGATAGTTATGAATCTCTGCAAGGCGAGGAAGTCAAATTCCAACATGTTAACTGGGCCGATTTTAGACATGGCCCCGGCAGGACATGGGAGGAGGTGCAGTGGGTAGCATTTCGGCATCTGATGACACGCGACGAATTGAAATCAAAATTCGGCGACAAGATGGGCGAAGAAGTAACGCTCGACTACTCCCCGATGGGAGTGGACGACAAAGACGGTGATCCGGTAACGGACACGTTTAAACGGGCGACGATATGGGAGGTGTGGTGCAACCGTCAGAAAGAGGTGATATTTATCTCGAAGACGCTGAAAGAGCGCCCGCTTAAGACGGAGCCAGATCCCCTACAACTGGCAAACTTCTTCCCAACACCGCGCCCGCTCTATGCGATGGAAAGCACCGACAGTTTAGTGCCGGTCGAGCCGTTCCGGTTTTATCGTGATCAAGCAGACGAGCTGGACAAAATTACATTAAGAATTTCAGGCATTATTGCAGCGTGCAAAGTCCGTGGTATTTACGACTCAACGATAACGGAAATGCAGAACATCATGGATGCTTCGGAAAACATGATGATCCCAGCGCAGGACGTTTTGCCGCTGATGCAATCCGGTGGACTCGATAATGCTATCTGGATGTGGCCGATTGAGAAAATCGCAGGCATTCTCGGCCAGCTTTATGTCCAGCGCGAGCAGATCAAGACAACCATCTACGAAATCACTGGGATCGCGGACATCATGCGCGGCAGCTCAATTGCAGCGGAAACACTGGGCGCACAGCAACTCAAGGTGCAATTCGGTACGATGCGTATGGATGATTCGCGCCGTGATGTGCAGCGCTATGCACGGGATTTAATTCGTATTGCTGCTGAAATCATCAGTGAGCAATTTACGCCGGAATCGTTGCAGATGATGACTGATATTAAATTGCCGTCGATGGAAGAAAAGCAACAGGTGCAGATGATGTTGCAAAGTCAACAAATGGCGATGCAACCTCAACCGGGACAGCCTCCACCACCTCCGCCACCGGAAATTCCGCCGGAAATCATGGAGATCCTGGAAAAACCAACTTGGGACGAGTGTATTCAACTGCTGCGTGACGACAAGCAGCGCAGTTTCCGCGTTGATATTGAGACGGATTCGACAATTTCGGGTGATTACGCGGCAGATCAGGAAGCGATCACGAAGTTGCTCCAAGGCGTAGCCGCATTTATTGCCGATGCAGGGCCAGCGGTAGAGGCGGGATATTTACCGATTGAAGCAGCAAAAGCGATGATCATGACGGCGGTGCGTCGATTCAAACTTGGCCGCGAAGTCGAAGATGCGCTCGACATGATCGGAGAAAACGATCCAGCAGCGAATGCAGAGCAGCAGGAAGGCGCAGGCGTTGAGCAAGCGCTGCAAATGAAGCTCCAGATCGAGCAGCAAGAAGCCCAGATCAAGGCGCAAGAAGTAGAGCAGAAGATGCAGATCGAGCAAGCGAAGATGAATATGGAATCGCAGGGCAAGCAAGCCGATTTAGCGATGGAGGAAAGAGATTTAGGATTGCGGGAGCGTGAATTAGCGCTGAAAGAATTTGAAGCGCAAAAGCCAGAGCCAAATCCTGAAAGCAAAATCCAGGCCGATGTGATGTTAGCGCGAGAAAAAATGCAGTTTGAAGCGATGGAAGCCGATAAGCAGCGCCAAGTTGATTTAGCTAAAACCATCATGGCTGAATTTGGCGGTGAAGAAACATTGACAGATCCCGCGCAAGCACTCAATCGAGCAGCGGAAATTATGGCGAGAATCAAAGAAGTCGTATCAGCAACCAATTTACCTTTGGCCGAGACAACAATGCTTGTTGCCGAGGAGCCAGCCATCACCGAAACAACGATTGTTGTTGATGATCAAATGTTGCAATAATCCGACAATGAGCGCTTACAAAGATAATTACGACAAAATTACATGGGATCGCACGGGCTACGATAATTCGCGTAAAAAATCACGACAGCGAGTATCAGGGCCGTATATTCAAGGCGATTACGAGCCTTATGAATGCCCTATTACCGGCGATTTAATTGACGGAAAGCGCGAACACGCGCAGAATTTAGAGAAACATGGGTGCCGAGTTCACGAAAAAGGTGAATTTGAAGATGTCAAGAAGCATGGACGCCAGCGCTACGAAGCGGAATTAGATCGAGCGATTGACAAAGCAGTGGAAGCTGCGGCCCGTGAAATTGATTGGTAAACAGAAAGGTGATCATATGGCAGACGATGCAGTAATTGGTGCAGAGCCGGTAGAGGAATCTATCGGGGATTTTATTGGCGAGCAATTCGATGTCGCCGAAGCATCCGATATTGAATCATCACCTGTTGAAGAAATTCGGGATCGTGCGGAGGAATCCGTACCCCAAGATGAAGCCGTCGAAGTATCGGCGGAAACCGACGAGGTGAGTGCTGAGCCTGAATCTCAGACCGCTACAGCGCCTCAATCTATGTCGGCCAAGGATCGTGAGGCATTCTATACTTTGCCGCCTGAGAGTCAGCAATGGATATCAGATCGCGTCAAAGAGCAAGAAGCCGATTACACGAAAAAGACAATGGAAGTTGCAGAACAGAGGAAATTTTACGAGAAACTAGAGCAGGCCATCGCGCCCCGGCGTCAACAATTCGCCATGAACGGAATGGACGATAGCACAGCGATCACGCAGCTATTAGCATTATCCGATTATGCCGAACGAGATCCGGTAAGTTTCACGCGCTATCTGCTCCATAACCGTGGCATTCCACTATCTGCCCTAACAGATAACGCCGGGGTAGAACCTGGCGACCCTCAAATTGCTGAAATGCAGCAGCGTTTGGCGGGTTTCGAGAATCATATTGCACAGCAGAACCAGCAACAATTAGCACAACAGAGCCAAGTGGTAACCGGCGTTATAGACGATTTTGCTTCAAAGCATCCGTTCTACAGCGAACTAGAATCCGACATGGTTCCGATTGTGGTTTCGTTGAAAGAAAGCAAACCCGGATTAACTCACGATCAATATCTTGATTTGGCGTATAAGATGGCCGCAGCGGCCAACGATAATGTGTCAAGCAAGATTGAGATTGACCGCAAAGCCAAGAGCGATGCGGAGCGAGTAGCGAAGGCAAAACAAAATGCCGCAAGCGCTCGACGCGCCGGGGGAACTAACATTCAACCAACCGGCAATTTGCCGCCAAGTGTTGCACATTCTAAAAATGTAGATGATTTTATCGGAGCCTTAGTCGACGAGCGCATTTCAGCTTAGATATAGGTGGAATAAACCATGCCAGCTAATAGCTCATTTACAGAAATATCGGCGATCACGTATCGTCATTTTAAGAACAAGTACGTTACGGATAACGTATCTAATCACACCGCTTTGCACCAGCGACTGACGGAAAAGGATCGGGTTGA